TTATACTAGACGACTTCAGACCTACGAAGGAGATACCCTTCGCGTATCTGTTGAACCTTCTAGACCGCTACCCCATGTTGATCGAAACGAAGGGTGGCACGACCCAGATGATCGCGAAGAGAATCTATATCACGAGCCCCCAGGGTCCCCTAGAGACATTCAAGCACTGGGAATGGCTTGGGCAAGAGAATCTGGCCCAACTACAGAGGCGGATAGAACATGTCATCGAGTTCCCCCAGATGGCGGCCTCTTACAATTGGCAGCAGAGGCTAGGGCAGCCTGGGCCAATGGCGGAGGGATTCCAAGTCCACCAGAACTCATACGACGTGATGAGTCCATAATGTTAGGAGATGATACTATGAGTGAGGAAGAGTGGGATAGGCTATTTGCTAATTTCATGGATTAACTAATTAAATTACTTAAAAAACTATCTACGTCGTCTCTGTGTAGCCCTCGAGACCTTCGGTCTCGACATTGAACTCCTGTTGAGTTGCAAATGCACTAAAGATGGGGAGAGTTGATTGGTTATAAGTCTGGTAAGGCTTATTCATGAGCATAGCTCTGTATTGATGATTCTGAGTGCACGTTATGACACAAGCAGAACCGCCAACATTGACGTCAGCATCCGCGCCGTCACAGACAAGGCCAAGGCCTTTAGTGATGATCATGGTGTATTGAGTCTTAGGATTCATAGTGGCACCAACACCCGCAGAGAGCTGGGTGTTCAATTGTTTACCAGTCATCCGGAATGGAGCGTACCGCACAGTATGATAGACGTTTTGACCAGGCTCCAAAATATAACGCTTCTTGGTAAGTACTTGATAGTACTCCCTGAAGCCATTGTTACGAACACCGCCCTGGCCAGGGCGTTGATTGAGTGTGAGAATACTAATGTCAGTAACTTGTATAGGAGCATTAGCATTGGCAAGAGTATTGTCTTGCGTTAGATCGGAAGCCCAGCGTGTGGTGGGATCGATATTCTGATAGCGCTTGGATTTGATCTGGAGAACTTCAACCTGCATAGTATGGCTGCAAGTGTTAGCGATGAGATAGGTAACCTTACCCCCAAGATATTGGAAGGTCCAATCATGTTGAGAACTAGACGGTATAAAAACATTGGTGGCCAAGTTTTGAGCATCGACAGACTTGGTATACCAAGTCTGAATAGTACCTTGAGTAAAAAAGGCCTGTTGATCGACAGCCTGACGGCCAATGTCACTGAGAAGACGGCCTGCGGTAAATCCATAACCTTCGAGACGTTCCCTAAGGATAGGAAACATAGCATTGCATAGCTGCTTATAAGGAATAACAGCCTGAGTCATACGACCACGACCGGAGCTACCGGTCTGTATATCTTGAGAGCTAGAGCGACGACCTCCGGTCGCCGCACGAGAAGAACGAGAAGTAGCAGATGCAGTCCAACCTCGGTTAAGAGCCTGTTGTTGCATTCGTTTCTTATGAGCACGATCGAGATACCTAGTTTCGGGAGAAGAACCCATCCGCCCAGAAAAATACTTATTGTGCATCCGACTGACCGGGGGGCCCTTTTGAGAGCGTGTCCTCGGGAGTCCATAGCCAGGGAGAGACCCTCTCAGTCCAGAAGTCAACCGCCGTTTGGACGAGCCACGTCGTGAGGAACGCACAGAGCGCTTCGGCAATCGTTGAGAATATCTTCGCATATCGTGACGTTTTGAAAGTTGTGAGCAGCCGTTACACATCTAGGAAGTAACATCTAGGAAGTTGCCAGGGTAATACAGCGGGACATCCTAGATGTCCCTACCTGGCAACTTGACCCACGGTCGACTACCCCTACTCGGGGTCGACTACCCCTACTCGGGGTCGGTGGTTGCGTCGGCGCTGCTGCGCCTCCTACGGCCGGCCTAACACTACGAAGTCGCGCCTGCTGGCGCTCCAAACGGCCGGCAAGTCGCGCCTGCTGGCGCTCCAATACCGCGGGGCCCCGCCGCGGCTGCTGCCGCGTCGCCCGCGGAAAAAAAAAAAGTCAAAAAAAAAAAAATGATGGGGACTCCGTCCCCAGACCCCTGGGGGGTTTTGTTTTTTTCTTAATGGGGACCGTGCCCCCAAACCCTCCGTCTTGACATGGCTCACGCCATGCCGCTTTCTCTTTTACGATTGTAATTTTCAGTTTTGGCGATAATTCCGTTGGATCGGTTACGCTGGCGCGTATCTTGAAGAGACACGTGACCGTTGAAGATACGTTGGATTTTCCGAGAATGTTCCGTACAACGTAACTTAAAAATCATTATTTTAGCCATTAGCGAAGCCCATGTCGAGATCACTGAACTTTGTTTTCACTTTGAACAACTACACATTGGACCAAGAAGAGTGGTTAATGAACTACCAGGAGTTCAAGTACGTGATGCTAGCGCAAGAAATTGGTGCCACAGGGACACCACACCTGCAAGGGTATTGTTCATTCAAACAGCAAAAGACGATCTCCGCTGTCCAGAAGTTGATCCAGCGCGACGGCGGACCTAGGATGAGCGTAGAGATTGCCAAAGGCAATTTTGACCAGAACTTCTCGTACATTGCTGGTCCCTACGAAGGAAGCGATGGTAAGCATAAAGATGAGAACCCTACCTTCAGGGAACGTGGTGAACGCCCAAAGCAGGGTAAGCGCACTGATATTGAGTCTGCCTACGACTATTTAAAGTCGGGGAAGACTATCCACGATGCAATCACTGAGGGTGTTCATCTTGATCAGGTTGTCAAGTACTCACGTGGGATGCAATTAATCCAGGCCGCTCTGATGCCTTCGAGGTCCTGGAAAACGGAGATATGGTGGCTCCATGGCCCCACTGGGAGTGGCAAGTCCCGATGGGCTCACACAGAGACCGAGAACGGAGCCTACATCAAAATGGGAGACAACAAGTGGTGGTGCGGATATCATGGCCAACCGGATGTTATACTAGACGACTTCAGACCTACGAAGGAGATACCCTTCGCGTATCTGTTGAACCTTCTAGACCGCTACCCCATGTTGATCGAAACGAAGGGT